TTGTACTTTATAAATTTTTATGTATTTTGTAGTTATGTCCGATTTTAAGTCGGGATAAGGACTATATTATTTCATTTAAAGTCTGAAAAGACTATCTAAAAGCCTGTCTGTAAACCTTCATCATCAAAAGCTCCGAGGGCAACTGCAGCAGGCATGAATATAGGCGGAGGACCTATGTACAAGCCGAGTTGAGCATCATCTGAAGCATTGCGACTAAAATAATACAAATCCTCCGGTGAAGGTACAATCTGATCTACACCCAAAACATAAACGGCATTAATGCCGTCATAAGGAGTAACCGACGTGCCTGACCCGTAAGGGTTGTTAGGAAAATTAACGCCAGCCCCAGTTAAAAGGTTGGCAATGTACGTGAAAACACGTGTAGTGGGAAAGAACCCAGGCAATCTGGCATGTATACTACTTTGACAAGTGTACATACTACAAGAATTACTATGACCACGGTTATTGGGATTTTGTTGCACAACGTCAAAACCACCTGGATTAGGCAACTGGTAAATTGTAAACGAATTATCAGCAACCGTAGACCAAGCATGAACGTCTGTGCCACCTTTCAAAAAAGTGTAACAAGAAGCCCAATTGCCTCCAAAAGTAAAACCGTAAGCCGGCATACGACCAGAAGCAGGGACCAAAACAGAAGGCGTTGGTTGATAATACCAAGGAGGTATAACAGAAGACAAAGAAGCCCTGGTGCGAACGCGAATTGCCGGAATAGCAATGAGTTGCTTCACTGAAGTGATGACCTCTCCCATGGTGTGTTGGTTAAGTACCTCCGGAGATTCAGACAAAACGCGTCCAGCCTGAACAGAAATAGTACCCTTATTATGCACTGGAAACATAATGCTGGCAGGGTTAGCCAACTCAAAATCGGTATCCCCGGCAACTTCAACAACAACTGAAATTGAAGAAGAAACAACTGAAGACGCAATAAGAGAATCGGCAACGTACATTGCAAGCGCACCAGTAATGGAATTGATTGCAGCGTAAGGCGTAGGACAAACAAAAGGCACTTTAAACTCAAAAACATTCCCGTCCTTAAGATCAAAAATGGCCGAATAACCAAAAGGGTCAGGACCATTGACGCCGTAAGTAGGAAATTGTGCTGTGGTCGGTGCGGTCATAAGAGCATTAAAACCAGTAGTAACATAATACGGATTAAACGCAACCATAACACGGCCGGCATGCATTTTCGTCTTGGCAAAAGTAAAGCGGAACTTAAGTCCGCCACGCCACTGTTTAAACGAACCTGCCGCAAACATAATGTGCGTAGGCTGTTTAGAATTGCCAGTAACATCGCCAACTTGAGACAAGGGCTTGTTATAAGCTGGCAAAGTGGTATAATTCCTAAAATAAAAAGCTAAAGGAGTTATAACAGTACCATAAAGTAAACTACCTGGTGAAATACCGGTGCCATATGAAAAAACCGCCATTTGACCCCAGCGAGATGTGACATAACTAAGTGCCATCTCGTCAACATCACTACACCCCACCTGAGGTGAAATTGCAGTGGTGTTGGCAGCGGTAGCCGCTAAAACCATACACGATGAAGCTACATCAGTGTTAAACTCACCTATATTATCCTGTCTGAAAATCCTCATAACTGGATCTGTAACTGCGGGTTTACCATAACCGAAGTAACGAACAACACCAGCTGCTTTGCCAAGAGCCCAAGCGACTGGACCCCCAATAGAAGAAATGCTAGGTACGCCTTTAGCAATAAAATGAACAGCTCGGCCAGCAGAATAAAGGGCACTAGAGTAAGGATGAGACTCCTTCTCAAACTCTTCTGTGACCGGACTGAGCTTGCGCCCGGCAGTAAGAACAACATTGTTAAGCGTATTAGGTGTAGCACCAAAAAGCTCAATATCTTCCAAATGAAGAAAAACTTGATAAGTTGGTGGCCCCATACCAGCAATTGAAGGTACGGGCACTAAATTATTCAAATTCCACCTAATATAATTGGTTTCATTACCACCGGTGCGAATATCACAGTACTCGCCTGGGGCAATAAAAGGCAAATGCAATTGGACCATCGTATCACTAGACAAATCCAGCATTACGTTAGGCAAATTGGTGGCCGTACATGACTCAAGAGCACGATCATAATGGCCATTAGGAGTAAAGCCATATTGACCACTAAGGCAAATCAAACCTTGATGGAAAGGAGTCGCTGCTATTTGCAACGTTAAAACCATCTTAGCCCTAATACCGTAAGCGCCGGTAAGTCGAGCCAAGCCGTTGGGCCACGCAGCCAAATAAGTAGAAAATTTACCATCATAGTTATAAAACCTACCTCGTGTGGCGGCAACTATGCCAGCTACTAATGCTATAGGGCGCCGAAAATATTCACGAACATCCTGAAGATTAGATTAAATGGGATAAAAAGTTTTAGAAAACTTACTGTCAATAGCCGAAACGGCAGTGCAAGCTTCCTGGACAAAAGTAGTAACTCCAGTTGATTCTGGAGGACCTTCGATAGCAAGGCTTTCGATTACATCGCAAACCTCTAGCGTATCGCGAACGTCACCGTTCGAATTCATTGATTGATATGCTGTAGCGATACTATTCCGGTGAGCAGTCGTATCAAACTACCCAAAGGACACTTGTTTCTCTGGACATAAAGCGGCCCTGAGTAGTAAAACTAAATAGCTACGCTGCTATGAGCTACCCTGTCCAGTAATGCATTAACCACAAGCGTCACGTATTTAACGTGCACAACTGCGTATATGTAAGCTCAATACCAATCTTCCGTGCGTGAAAGCACGAGCGACAGGTACGACTGCCTCGTGGGGCAGCAATTGGTCTCACGACCAAAATTCGCACGGAGTAAATCCGCCAACTTGCGACCATAAACAGGCCACAACTTAGGTGGATGAAGGGCCAGCTCCTCAAGGGAGTTCTCCAACACATCCACACAGATCTGCTTCTCAAGCTTCTTGTTCTTGCACCAATAGTGCGTATACAAAAAACTCTCAAGCTCAAGAGGACACAACCACCTATCATTATCATTGTAAAAACCACGCTTTAAAAACGTGATTTCCTCAATGGTAGTGTATGGTTCGAGCTCTTTATCCTTATGGCCACTAGTATAAACCATGCCAAAATTCCTC